ATCAGGGTTTTAGCTGATAGCGTAGGAAAACTTCCTGTTAAAGTATATAAAAACAAAGATGGCAGGCAAAGTGCAACTGAACACTATTTAACCCCACTTTTAAAAATAAGACCTAATCCTTGGATGAACTCCAGGGATTTTTTTAAAGCCTTAGAGGTTCAGCGAAATCTATATGGTAACTCTTACGCCTGGCTAGAGTTTGCCACAGTAGGAAGAAATGCGGGCAAGGTTACAGGAATTTATCCTTTAGAGAGCTCTAATGTGCAAATATATATCGATGATATTGGTCTGCTTCCTAACAAGGGAAAGCTCTGGTATGTCTATACCGACAATAAAGGAACTGAATATCGAATAGATCCGGATGAAATGCTGCATTTTAAAGGTCTAACCAGCGATGGGATTGTTGGAATGACTCCCCTAGAAAGACTTAAAAGCACAGTGGAAAATGCAGGAGCTGCCAGTCAGTATTTAAATAATTCCTTTAAAACTGGACTTCAAACCAAGGGGATCATTCACTATGTTGGAGATTTAAACCCTGATGCGCAAAGAGTCTTTCGAGAAAAGTTTGAGCAGATGGCTAGCGGACTTAAAAACGCCAACAGGGTGTCCCTTCTTCCTATCGGATATCAGTTCCAGCCTTTAAGCTTAACTATGGCTGATGCCCAATTTTTAGAGAATACACAGTTAACAGCCAAGCAAATTGCCGCCGCCTTTGGGGTAAAGAACCATCAACTAAATGATTTAGACCGGGCTACCCACACCAATGTAGAGCATCAACAAAGAGAATTTTATGTAGATACTTTGATGGATATTTTAACCGGCTATGAGCAGGAAATGACCTATAAGCTTTTTACAGAAAAAGAACTTAAGGAAGGTTATTATCTAAAGTTTAATGTGAACGCCATCTTAAGAGCAGATCCCAAGACAAGGTATGAAGGATATCGAATAGCCATACAATCTGGATTTCTAACCGCAAATGAGGTGAGAGCGTTAGAGGAAATGGAATCAATGGATGGCGGAGATAGGCTTCTTATTAACGGTAACATGATGCCGATTGAAATGGCCGGAGAGCAGTATCAGAAAGGTGGTGGTGAAAATAAAGAAGTTTTGGAAACTGAAGGCACTTGATGAAAAGACCGGGGATCTTACGCTTTATGGGGAGATTTCTAATGAAACCTGGTGGGAAGATGAGGTAACACCCAAGGAATTTAAATCTGATCTTGATGATTTGGGAGAGATCGATACCCTAAACATTTATATCAATTCGCCTGGAGGTGATGTTTTTGCAGGTCAGGCCATTTACTCTATGCTTAAAAGACATAAGGCCCATAAAAATGTATATATTGATGGCTTAGCAGCTAGCATTGCCAGTGTCATCGCCATGAGTGGTGACACTATTTTTATGCCTAAAAATGCTATGATGATGCTTCATAACCCTTGGACTATCGGGATTGGCAACTCAGAAGAATTTAGAAAGCTTGCTGAAGATCTGGATAAAATCCGCGAAAGTTTAATCGCTGCTTATGAAGGACATTCGGCATTAACTCGGGATGAGATCATATCCATTATGGATGCAGAAACTTGGCTAACAGCTACAGAGTGTGAAGAGTATGGATTTTGTGATGTGGTGCAGGAAGAAAAACAGCTGGCAGCCAGTATTGATAAGAGGTTACTAGGTAGATATAAAAACACACCTAAAAAATTAGTTGCTGTAGAATCTGCAAAGCAAAAATTAATTAAACAAAAATTACTAATGGAACTGGAGCTTTAGGGCTCTATTTTTTATTTCAGAAAGGAAGGCGATTTATATGAGTAAAGAACTACGGGAGTTATTGCAAAGCTTAGAAGAAAAGAAGGCAAAGGTTAGGGGTTTACTCGGCGAGGATAAAGTGAGTGATGCTGAAAGTTTAATGGAGGAAGTCCGAGGGCTACAAAAGAAAGTGGCCCTGCAACAAGAACTAGAAATGGCAGAGAGCAATAAGTTAAATGATGCTACTCCACTTAATTCAGGTAGCACTTCTACGGATAAGGAACTGGAAGTAGAGTATAAGCGAGTGTTCTTAAAAGGCCTCCGTAGACAAAGAATTACCGCCGATGACCAAAGCATTATCAGCGAGTATAAGAATGTTATCCATGAAGGCGGAGTAAGCAGTGATCCAGATGGGGATACCGGCATAATCGTACCCCAAGATGTACAAACCAGAATCAATGAACTTATGAGAAGCCTGAATGATTTGTCTAAGTATATACGAGTAGAAAGAGTAAACACCTTATCCGGCTCTAGGGTTTTAGAGAAAGATGAGGACATGGTGCCCTTCGCAGTGGTTGACGAGTACGGAGAAATTCAGGAAATTGATAATCCCAAATTTACTCCGGTCACCTATAATCTTGTAAAGCGAGCTGGGTTTTTGCCAATTACTAATGAGCTACTTAAAGATGCAGACCAGAATATTTTGGCCTATGTAGCAAATTGGATTGCAAAAAAGCATGTGGTCACCAAAAACTCTCTAATTATTGATGTATTAAATGCCCTGACACCTAAGGACCTAGCCGATATAAAAGCTATTAAGAAAGTGCTTAATGTTGATTTAGATCCAGCTTTAAGTTTATCCAGCACCATTATTACTAACCAGGATGGCTTTCAATGGCTAGATGAGCAGGAAGATGTTAATGGTAGACCACTTCTGCAAGAAGACATTACCCAGCCTGGGAAGAAGCTATTTAAAGGCAGGCCCATTGCAGTCGTAGCTAATAGAACATTGCCTTCTACGGGAACTACAACAATCAAAGCTCCATTTGCAGTTGGGAACTTCAAAGAGTTAATGGTTCTCTTTAATAGGGGAATTTATGAGCTTGCTTCTACTAATATTGGCGGTGATGCCTGGAGAAGGGATACCACAGAGCTTAGGACCATTACTAGAGATGATTGTGTTAAATGGGATAGCGATGCAGCGGTATTTGGACAACTAACAATTTCCTCAGGATCTTAAGGGGCGGTAATTCCGCTCCTTTCCCTTTTAGTAGGGGGGTGATGATTTGATTATTACTGTAGAAGAAGCTAAGCAATACCTGCGCCTGGACGGTGATGAAGAAGATGTTTTAATAGAATCATTAGTTAGTGCAGCTGAAAGCTATTTAAAAAACGCTACCGGCCACGCTTTTGACGCAACCAACAGTTTAGCCAAACTTTTCTGCTGGGTGCTTGTTACGGATTGGTATGAACACCGGGAACATGTAGGCCAGGCCAGCGAAAGAGTGCGGCCGATAGTAGAATCCATGCTTGCGCAACTAAAGTACTGCTACGAAATGAGGGATGCTGATGGCTAAATATAAGGTTAAGGTCGGTGAACTCCGTACTAGAATTAAGTTTTATATTAAGGAGAGTGTTTACGTCCCTGGGCAAGGGCAAACGGAAAGCTGGGAACCGACTGAGACACGTTACTGCAGGTGGATAGGCAGCTATGGTGAGCAGGTAATGGCAGCCCAAGCGTTAGGCGTGAAAGAGTCGGCTACAGTCACAATGCGGTATTTGCCAGAACTTTACGAGAGCCTTCGCACAACACAAGCGGTTGTAGTCAAAAACGCTGATAGTACAGCAATAGTAAATGACGAGCCAGACAAGAAGAATCCCAATGTTTACATGTTATGGGGTGGTGTTGATAACGTAAGAGAGGAAAATCAATACATGGAATTCATGGTAAGGAGATATGAAGGGTTATGAGAAACTTACTACAAACAACCCTTTGTTTCGTTGATGGGAGGATGGTTTGTGAAGGAGATTATTAATACCTTGCAATTTGCTTTTATAATTATCGGCGGTTGGCTGGGTTGGTTTTTGGGTGGATTTGATGGATTTTTATATGCTCTGGTCGCTTTTGTAGTAATTGATTATATTACCGGAATTATGCTTGCAATCATTGAAAAGAAAGTCTCTAGCGAAGTCGGCGCCAAGGGCATATTTAAGAAGGTGCTAATTTTCACACTAGTAGGCATAGGTCATATTATTGACAGGCAGATTGCCGGAGATGGTAGTGTGGTTCGTACAGCAGTTATCTTCTTCTATTTATCTAATGAAGGTATCAGTATTTTAGAAAACTCAACTAAGATAGGATTGCCAATACCCGAGAAGTTAAAGAACATTTTGGAACAGCTTAATAAAGGTGGCGAAAACAAATGAATCTTAAGAAACTTATTCTAATTGAAAATGCTTGCTATAAGGCGGGTAGAAAAATAATACCTAAAGGCATCATGGTTCACTCTACCGGGGCGAACAATCCAAACCTTCGGAGATATGTTGGCCCGGACGATGGGCTTTTAGGTGTAAACCGGTACAACAATCACTGGAATCAGGATAGACCAGGGGGGAGACAAGTATG